ATGCCCACTATGCCGAGAACCGTGTGCTTGAGCGCAGCTTCGTTTTTCAAGACCCCTTCGACTGGGTTCTCCAGGATGAAGAAAGCTATCCATATTTCTTCGGCACAGCACGCATCATTTTCGATGCGCCTGCGCCCAGGCAGAAAGCGAGCGTTTACACATGATGCATTACATCGGTCCCACAATTCCGCGTCTTGGGGTCGCCCGAAATACCAGGTATTCCGAGATCCCCGCCGCACTAAGCGCAGCGGCAGAACAGCACCCGTTCCTGCTTAGCCTTTTCGTTACCACGCCTCAAGAAGTTTCTGCTGCAAATTTTCAAATTCACAGCAGAAAAGGCGCATTCTACTCGCTCTATAACAAGGCCCTCGCCATTAACGAGGACCCCAACACCAACCAGATCAAGGAGTGATTTATATGGCCACATACAACCACGGCGTGCGCATTTTGGAGAGCGCGACGCCAATCACTGCCCCCATTACCGGCACTGCCGGTCTGCAGGTGGTCTTTGGCACAGCCCCCATCAATCTGGCCGCCGACCCTTACAGCGTTACCAACACCCCCATCATCGCGTATGACTACGCAGAGGCCGTATCGCAGCTCGGATATTCCGATGATTATGACAGCTACACCCTCTGCCAGTCCATCTATGCCAGCTTCAAAGTTCTCGGCGTGGCGCCGGTCGTGTTTATCAACGTGCTCGACCCCACCAAGCACATCAAAGAGGGCAGCAGCGAGGCCGTCACCGTGACCAACATGCAGGCCACCGTGGCCGAAACCGGCATTCTGGCTGACACCCTGAAGGTGCAGGCGGACGAAGCGGAGCTTGTGGCAGGCACCGACTACATCACAGAGTTTGATTCCACCGGCGGCCTGATCATCACGCTGACCGCCACCGGCGCAGGCGCCAACGCATCCTCGCTGACGCTGTCCTATAAGGCCCTCGACCCCTCCAAGGTCACGGCGGATGACGTGATCGGCACCTACAACGCTCAGACTGGCAAAGACAGTGGTCTGGAGGTGCTTTCGCAGGTTTATCCGAAACTCGGTCTGACGCCGGGCCTGCTGCTCGCCCCCGGCTGGAGCCACAAGGCGGACGTCGGCATCGCGCTGGCTGCAAAATGCGAGGAGATCAACGGCGTATTCACCTGCGAATGCCTGGTTGATCTCGACAGCACCAGCGAGGGCGCCATCGTCTACACCAACGTGCAGACGGTCAAAAACGACAGCGGCTGCAACAGCGCTCACGCGATGGCCCTTTGGCCCTGCGTTAAGGTGGGCAGCAAGAAGTTCTGGTATTCCGCCATTATGGGCGCCACGATCGCATACGTGGACGCCAACAACGACGATGTGCCGTACCTCAGCCCGTCGAATAAGCTGGTCGGTATCACCGGCACCTGCCTGGCCGATGGCACCGAGGTGACGCTGGATCAGGTGCGCGGCAATATGCTCAACGGCCAGGGCATCACCACTGCCATCAACAACGGCGGATGGAAGACCTGGGGCAACAACACCGCAATCTATCCGAACAGCACCGATCCCAAAGACCGCTGGTTCTGTTGCCGCCGTTTCTTCAGCTGGTGGGGCAACAGCTTCATTCTGACATACGCCGATAAGGTGGATGGAGCGGCCAGCCTCCAGCTGATCGAGAACATCGTGGATTCGGAAAATATCCGTGGCAACGCATACGTTTCCGCAGGCAAGTGTGCAGGCGCGAAGATGAGCTATGTGGCTGCCGACAATTCCACCACGGACATCATCAACGGCAAGGTTGAATTCACCCAGACGCTCGCACCGTGGCCGCCCGCCGAAGACATCGTCAACAACCTGTCCTTCGACCCCGATATGCTGACGGCGGCCCTGAACGCATGAGGAGGTAAATTGCTATGGTTGCAGGTATTCCCGAAGTTCTTAGTGACTTCAACATGTACAACGCGGGCAACGTGCTGGCCGGTATCACCGGCCAGGTCACGATGCCGAACCTCGAAGCAGCCACGCAGGAGATCTCCGGCGCAGGCATCCTCGGCAGCTATAACGTGGCATCTCCGGGCCGGTTCGGCAGCATTGAGCAGGCGATTCCTTTCCGTCTGCTCAACCGCGACGCATTCAATTTGTTCGTGCCCAACAAGGACGCGGAGGTTGTTCTTCGTGGTTCCCAGCAGCACTATGACCCTTCCACCGGTGCCACGAAGCAGGTCGGCATGCGCGTCATTTTTCGCGGTCGCCCGACAAAGATCACCCTCGGCAACGCGACCGCAGGCAGCCCGACCGACAGCTCCGTCACTTTGGAGCTGACATACCTGAAGGTCGAGATCGACGGCGCCGACAAGGTGGAGCTGGACAAAGTCAATGGCCAATACAAGGTGAACGGCGTTGACATGCTCGCGGCCATCAAGCTGAACTGCTGATAGGAGGATAAAAGAACATGGATAACGCACAGAACAGCGCTACCGCGTTGGCGGTCGCTCAGCCGACAGCCGATGTTGTTGTGGACGGTTCCACCACGATCGTGCTCTCGCAAAAATACAACTTCGAGGGCAAAGAGTATGCCACCATCGACCTTTCCGGCCTGGAGAATTTGACCGCACAGACGATGATCCAGGCTGACAAATTCCTGAATCGCAGCGGCAATTTCTCCATCCTGCCGGAGATGTCGCTCGAGTATACGCTTTTTGTGGCGGCCAATGCGTCCGGCCTGCCGGTCGAATTCTTCTACCAGCTGAAACCGCGCGATGCGCTCCGCGTAAAGAACGCCGTCACGGGTTTTTTCTACAGCGCGGAATAAAGGGTTCGGACGGCGCGCAGCTTCGTGCTCTCTGCATAAAACTTTCCCTTGTGCTCCACACGGGGATGGAATACTTCACCGGTATGACCATCCCCGAGTTGAGCGCAACGGTTGAGGAGGTGGCCAAACAACTTGGCAAAAAGTAAAGAATACGAGCTGCAAATTAAAATTGCCGGTGCAGTACAAAGCTCCTTCAACAGCGCCGTCGGCCAGGCCCAATCCAGCATTACAAACCTCGGCTCGGTGTTTTCAAAGGCTGCCAAAGTTGCCGCAGCGGCCTGGAGCGCAGTCAAGATCGGCCAGTTCGTCTCCGATGCAACGGAAACCTATAAGGACTTCGACCAGGCAATCACCAACACCGCAGCTATTGCCGGTGCCACAGAGGAAGAATATGAACAGCTGAAGCAGGCCGCGCTGGACATGGGCAAAGCTACTACCAAGACCGCCACCGAGAGCGCAGAGGCGCTCGGTTACATGGCGCTGGCTGGCTGGGACGCCCAGACATCCATCCAGGCCCTTCCGTCTGTTCTTCGGCTATCCGAGGCAACCGAGATGGACCTGGCAACAGCGTCCGATCTGGTCACCGATTCCATGTCGGCGTTAGGACTTACCGTCGATCAGTTGCCGGAATACCTCGATGTGGCCGCCGCTGCGAATAACAAATCGAACCAGACGGCAGAAATGCTGATGGAGGCATACCTCGGCGTTGGCGGCACACTGAAGAATTTGAACGTGCCCATCCAAGAGAGCGCAGCAGCCCTCGGCGTCCTCGCCAATCGAGGCATTAAGGGCAGCGAAGCCGGAAACGCCCTGAACGCAGTGCTTGTGAATTTAACCACCGGCACAGGGCAGGCGGGCAAGATGATGGAGAAGATCGGATTGTCGGCATTCGATTCATCGGGAAAATTCATCGGTCTGACTGCCACGCTTCAGCAGCTGAACGAAAAGACCGCCAACATGACCGAGGAACAGCGAAATGCGACCCTCGCAGCCATAGGCGGCAAGCAGCACGTCGATGCCCTGAATGACCTGCTTTCGGGTTTGAATACTACCACGGCAGACGGCACCTCGGAGTGGGAATCGTTGACCGCTGCACTATACGACAGCGACGGCGCCCTCGATACGATGGCCGATACCGTAACTGACACCCTTAATGGCGCGCTTTCCATTCTCGATTCCGCCATTGATGACTTTAAGATCAACCTGATCTCCAACTTTGCTCCCTATGCGGAAAAAGCAATCCGAGCGGTCGCAGGCGCTCTGCCGGACGTCACATCGAAAATGATGGCGGCCACGAAAGAATTGCTCGATTTTGCGGTTCCTCGGATTGAAGAATTTGCCACACAGGCGAAAGACAAAATCCAGAGCATTGCTGCAGCCTACAAGGGAACGAAAGAAAAGGCGCAGGAAGTCCTGGAGGGGTTAATTCCCGTTGTCGACCAAATCGGTGATGCGTTGATCCAAGCATTCGAGAATGCAAGACCAGCCATCGACTACATTGTTTATACGGCGTTGCCCGCAGTTTTACCCGTGCTGCTGGAAATCATAGGTCAAGCAGCGAGCCTTGTGGGCTCGGCAGCTTCCGTCATTTCCAAAATCCTCGAGGTTAAGGGAGCCGTCGAAGTGGCCACCGGCGCCTTCATTGCGATGAAAGCGGCCAGCAAGCTCCAGAGTATTGTGGGAGCATTCCAGGCCGCAGGGCTGCAGGTCAAGCTGTTTACAGCATCGGTCGAAGGTGCCAACATCGCGCAGGCAGCGTTCGACGGAACGCTCAAAGGCAGCGAGGTGCTTTATGCGCTGCTGACCAAGCAGGTCACGCTTTCCGAGCTTGCCCATGTGGGATGGAGCAAGGCGGTCGCAATTGCAAAGGCTGCGCAGTCGGGCCTGAATGCGGTTCTGATCGCAAACCCGGTCATTGTTGTTGTCGCAGCAATTGCCGCCGTCACCGCAGCGGTCGTTCTGCTTTACAAAAATTGCGAATGGTTCAGGAATGGGGTCAACTCGATCTTTAAGAAAGTGGTGGCGGTATTCCAGGACCTGGCGAGCAAGGCCAAAACTGTTTTTGACGCCGTAGGGCAGCGGCTGAAGCTGCTCTGCGAAAAGGCCAAACCGTACATCGAGATCGCCAAAACAGCCATCACCACCGTGGTGCAGGATGCCTGGACATTTGTACAGGGCATCTTCGAGGCCGTGCAGCCATTCGTTACTGATGCGCTGGACTTTTTCCAAACGTCCGTCGTGCCAGGAGCGCAAAAGGTTCTCCAGGCCGTCGCAGATGCTTTTTCGTCTGCATGGAATCTTATCCAGTCGGTATGGAGTTTTGTCGAGCCGTTCTTTTCCGCGTTGTGGGAAGCAATAACGACTATTTTCATGGACGCGGTCGAGATAATCAAGTCCGTCTGGTCAGCCCTCGAGCCGTTCTTCCAGGTGATCTGGACCGAGATAGAGGCAATCTTTTCTGTGGTTGGCGCCGTGATCGGCGGATTCTTCAGCACCGCATGGGCAGCCGTAAAGGCCACCTGGAACGTCGCCGTTGACTTTTTCACCGCTATCTGGAAGACGATCTCCGGTATTTTCGACACGATATCCGCGCTTTTGAGCGGAGATTTCGAGGGCGCCTGGGATTCGATAAAGGGCGTCTTCTCAGCCTGGGGCGACTTCTTCGGGAGTTTGCGCGACAACGCCCTAAGCGTTTTCGACACCTATGGCGCATCCATCGGAAACATTTTCTCGACTGCATGGGAGGGCGCCAAAAACATCGTCAAATCGGCCATAGAGGCGCTGAAGAAATTCCTCAAGTTTGATTGGGAGCTTCCGAAACTGAAACTTCCGCATTTCTCCATAACGGGAGAATTCAGCCTTGTGCCGCCCAGCGTCCCGTCTTTGAGCATTGAGTGGTACAAAAGCGGCGGCATTCTTAACAGCCCGCAGATTTTTGGAGCCATGGGCGACAAACTGCTGGGAGGCGGAGAGGCAGGCCCGGAAGCCGTTCTGCCGTTATCAGACCTCTGGACCAACATGCGCGCCGTTGTCGACGGAGCCCTGGGCGCCAGGGATGATGCACAGCAGAGCGACAGCACCGGCCTCCCGACCAAAGCGCTCGCTGCGGTCAAAAATGCCGCCAGCGGAGTGTTGGACGGCGCTGCCGAATATCTCCAAATGCTTACCACCGCAGACCTTAACGACGGCGGCCCCACATCCATGCCGAGCGGCTATCTTTCGCTGAACGGTCAGAATCAAGGCGGCATTTTGGATCTGCTCATGTCGAAGCTCGCAGGACAGAGCGACACAGCGGACAGCTCCATCGAAGCGCTTCTGCGCAAAATTTCGGAGGAGCCCGACAATCCTCAAAAACCGAGCGGACCTCAAGGAACGCCGTCCATTCAGTACGCGCCGACCTTCCAGTTTTACGGAGGCACCCCGAGTAAAGACGATCTCGTTGCAGCAGGCGACATTTCGCAGAACCGGTTTAACCGGCTGATGGAGCAATGGTGGCGCGATCACCGGCGCACCGATTTCTGATAGGAGGCGCAGCATGGCCACTTATACAACGGTCCAGGGCGACACCTGGGACACCGCAGCTCTCGCTGCTTACGGCGATGAGCTGAAAGCCCAGGCGTTGATGCAGGCCAGAAAAAACATAGAGCTGCTCGATTATGAGGTCTTCCCGAACGGAATCGTGCTGGACGTTCCCGATGTCACGGACACCGACGATGAGGAAACGGAGAGCAACCTTCCTGATTGGAGGCGCTGAGGATGGATCTTTCTTCTTTTGACTATTCCAGCCCCCGCCGTTCCTTTGTCGATGTCACCTACAATGGCGTAAATGCCACAGGCCAAATTTCCCCATACATCAAGACGGTGCAGTACACGGACGTGGCCTCCGGTTCCAGCGATTCCATATCGCTCACCCTCAATGATCGAGATAAACTCTGGATCAATTCATGGTTCCCCGAAAAGGGCGATTCTTTGCAGGTAACGCTCTGCACAGAAAATTGGGATCTGACCGGCGCACCGGCAACGCTCAATTGTGGCACATTTTGCGTTGATGATTTTGGTTTTAGGGGCGGCCCGCTCCGTTTGGAGCTAAAAGGTGTGGCTCTGCCCGCAGACACCGGCTTCAAACAGACGGACCGCACCAAAACCTACGAAAAGACGAACCTGAAGGAAATCGGAGATGCAATTGCAGCCAGAGCGGGCGTGACTTTGGTGTATGAGGCAGACCCGGTGTCCATCGAAAAGACCGAACAGAACGGCCAGCCGGACTGCACCTTCTACAATGATCTCGTACAGCTTTATGGCCTGTCGCTGAAAATTTTCAACGACAAACTCGTGGTTTTCGATGAGGGCAAATATGAGGATAAAGATCCAATCTACACCCTTACGCCCGAAAACGTGGACCCTAACTGGTCCTGGGACACGCAGCTGACCGGCACATACACCGGCGTCAGCTACTCTTACTCCAACAGCGACAAAAACAAGGTTTTCACCGTCACCGCAGGCGACACCAGCGACACGTCGAGGATTCTCACCTGCAACGAGGCAGCGGAAAACTTGACCGAGGCCACAGCGATCGCTCTGGCCGCCGTGAACAAAGCCAACAGGTCAACGACCGCGATGAACGTAACGGCCATCGGCAATCTTCAGCTTTTTGCAACCGCCTG